ACAACTTTTCAAGATGCAGGTGCAGTAGATACACCAGGCACAATAGGAACGTTAGGTAATCTTACAACACCTACAACTGTAACAATACCTAACGTAAATCCTTTAGATGAATTTGATACACCAATAACACAAACAGCACCTGCGTTAGATTTATCAGGAACTTCTACAGATTTAATTAGTCAAGGAGTTATAGAAACACCGTCAGAGTTTTATGACAGAACTTACAGAACTTCTTCAGGAGCTTCTAGCGCACCAGAGGGGATTGGCCCAACCTTTGATGTTGATTATGAATCTTTAGATAATGAAGAACAAGCGATTGTTGATCAAGAATATGCAACTGCTTATGGTTTAGCTCCAGTGCCTGAACCAGCAACAACACTAGAAGACATCATAAATTTATCACCTACGGTTCAAATAGGAAAAGCCGCTATTGATTTTCTTACACCAGATGAATCTGTATCACAACAAATGACAATAGATCCGGACACAGGTTTATTTGCAGCAGGAGATCCATTTGTGGACGCGCAAGAAAATGAGTTTGGAAATATACAAGACACTCCTCCAACTGTAACAACTACAGATCCAATAAACACAGCTTTAACTTTAGGTGAGGGTCAAACGTTTGATGATATAGATACAGTGGGAGAACAATTAGGAGCTGGAGATATTTTAGATGATTTTGAAGTGTCAGGTGCTATAGCACCTGGTGGTTCAGATCAAGTATTAGATACAGCTTTTGGACCACCGTCTAGCCCAGCACCTGCACCAGACGCTGTTACAGGTGATGGTGATAGCGATGACAGTGGACCAACAGGAGGAGTTGATGCAGGAACGGCTGATGTTCAAGATTATGCTGACATTGCACCAGAACCATCTCCTGCACCAGATGCTGTCACAGGTGATAGTGGTAGTAGTGGGGGTGGAGGTAAAATTGTTTGCACAATGATGAATAAAACTTATGGCTTTGGTTCTTTTAGAAATAAAATATGGTTAAAACAATCAAAAGACTTAGCACCAGAATATCAAAAAGGTTATCACAAAATATTTTTACCACTTGTAAAATCGGCAGAAACAAATAAAATTGTTAGAAAAATTTTAGAACACATAGCTGTTCATAGAACTATAGACATTAGACAAGAGTCTAGAGGTAAAACACATATGTTAGGTAGAATATATAGAAAAGTATTAGAGCCAATATGTTACTGGGTAGGTAAATATGCCAAACGGTAAACCACCAAAAACAACTGGCGAACACTTAGTATCTTTGTACGGATATGTACAAGGGTTTAAAAGACAGATAGATCATTTACATCAAGACGTAGGAAAGTTAGAAAAGAAAACAGACACTGTAATATACTGGATTGTTGGTGGTGCATTTACAACAATATTAACGCTTGTAGGTCTGTTTAATCTGTTTATGAATTAAATTTCGTAACCCTGATCTAATCTTAACATATAAACTTGTTTTACTATCTTATTAGGATTATCAACGTAGGTGTATCGATTCATCTCTTTATTTATTAATTTAGGTAAATCATTTCTTTCAACCATATCTGTAATGTCCCATTCCCATATTTTATCATTTGCAAATTTATTTTGATAATAAAATGATATCTTATGTTTTTTAGCTAACTCCATATTAGTATCAAATTTATCTTTTTGTAGTATAAAATCGGGAAAAGTATTGTGATTACAAGTGCGTCTTTTAAATTCTATAATACACTTCTCATTCCAAAAATCGTAAGTTTTCATTTGTTCTCTTACAGCTCTTAATCTAAACAATTTATACTGTGGTAGGCTGCTTAAATACGTGAGTTGTTCTTGTATGTCTGCGCCATCATTTCTATTAAATACAATCATATCCAAGCCTTTAATTGTTCACCCATAACTTGTGTAGCTATATTAACTTTTTTACGCAAAGCTTTGACTATCTTTTCATCAACAGTTTTTTCACACATAATGTCGATATAAGTCATTGGCATTATTTGACCAATACGATCTATTCTGGCCTCTGATTGCATTCTTTTTTCGAGATCGTAACCATTAGAATAATAAATCATAGTGGATGCACCTGTAAGCGTAATACCATAACCACCTGTTTGTGGTGTGCCTATAATAAATCTTACAGGACTTTTAGGGTCTTGTATTTTTTTGATTGCTTTTTGTCTGTCATCTGTTGATGTATCACCAAAATAAGTAACAAAAGAATTATCCCCATACTCTTCTTTAATATGTTTTACTATTGTTGCTATATCGTTCCTCCAATGTGCCCATATTACAACTTTACCCTGTATCTCTTCCAGTGTGTTCATAAGTTCTACAATACGATTATTTTTTATTTCTTGTATGGAACCATCGTCAGCTTTAAAGTGACCACAAGTTATTTGTTGTAATCTCATAAGTTGAGTCATAGCAGTAGCCGTGGTGCTTAACTTACTATTCATAACAGCCAAAGCGCTTTTTTTCATTTGTAAGTATAATTTTTCTTGATCGTCTGTAAGTTGAATGACACGTTTAGTATAAGTCTTTGCTGGTAAATCTAAACAATCATCTTTTAATACACGATAAGAAAACCCTGTGAGTTTATCAGATAGCTCTGGTATATTTTTATAACCAACAACAATCTGCACAGACCTACCACCAAAGTTTGCAGTCTTCATCACTGCATATCGTGTTCTAAAACTGTAGTAAGATTGATGTCCCAATAACCAGGGATCTAGAAACTCACATTGTTTGTATAAATCTAATGGTGATTTAGTTACAGGAGAACCGGTTAATATTCTTCTATACTTTGTAAGTCTACCTAACCTACATATGCTTTTAGTTCTTTTTGCATCTGGATTTTTTATTGTAGTAGACTCATCAATAGCCATTAAAGTTTCGTGGCAACTAATAAATTTAGCTACAAAGTCTACACCTTTTTTAGTAGACAATGCTTCTACGTTTACAATTAACACGTGTAGTTGATGACCTGTTTTAAATAATTTTGATAATTCTTTTTCTTGTTTTTTATTAATGTTTGATTGCCATAATACTGACACATACTCAACGTGTTTAGCCATATGTGTTGGTAATTCTGTTTCATACCAAGTTTTATATACACCTTTTGGTGCCACAATTACAACACCATTAATCTTGCCTTTGTCATAAAGCATAGACATATTATCGATAAGGACCTTTGATTTACCTGTCCCCATTTCCATAAAGTACGCAAACACTTCTTTATCACAAGACATCTCTAATGCCTTTAACTGATGTGCGTAAGGTTTAGTTTTAAACTTATATTTCATCTTTCTATTGACTTTTATATCACAAAGTTTATAGTGTTGTCAATGTCAGAAAGAAGTAAAGTATATGTGATACAAGAGATTGCTGGAACTAAAGAAGGCAAACCAAAAATTAACATTTTAGGTGCAGCTGAATATGGTGAATTTAAATTTTTATTACCAGAGTTATCTCAAATAATATTTTCACCTGGTCCATTAATTATGAAATTAAGGCAAGGATTAAGAGAATATACACCACAAGATTATTTACTACTTACTGGAGATCCTGCAATAATAGGAGTAGCCTGTTCTATCGTATCTGATATAACAAATGGAAAATACAAAGTATTAAAGTGGGACAAACAAGAAAGAAAATACTATCCAATAGAAATTAATTTATACGAGAAAGGAGATATAAATGGATAATAATTTAGAAAAAATGTTTATAGAAGATGCACCGCAAGATGTAGATAATCTTACAGGTGTTGAAAACCTATCTACGTTAGTTATAGAATTACAAAGGTTAGAAGATGAAATACATAGTGATGAAGAGAAATTAAAATTAAAAAAAGAAAAATCAGATAAAATTTCTAACGTTGCAATTCCAGAGATTATGCGAGCATTAAAATTAAAAACAATGAAACTTGCTGATGGATCTGCAATAGAAGTAAAAGATGTTTATAGCGCCACAATACCATTAGACAAAAAAGAAGGCGCATTTAACTGGCTTCGAGAGCACGGCCTGGGTGATCTTATTAAAAATGAGGTTACTGTTTCCTTTGGTCGTGGCGAAGATAACAAGGCAGCATCATATGCTGACCTTGCACGAGGTCAAGGTTTGGAACCAACTCAAAAGTTGAAAGTCGAACCTATGACACTCAAAGCATTGTTCAGAGAGCGTTCTGAGAACAACGAAGAACTGCCCTCTGAACATTTTAATCTGTTTAAGGGAAACAAAACAAAAATAACAAGGAGCAAATAATATGAGCGAAGAAACAGGAAACGTTACGACAAAACAAAGTGGAGCACTTGCAAAACTTGACTTTGTAGCAGACTCAGGAATGGGTCTAGAGAATATGGATAAAGCTGATCTAGCCTTACCTTTCTTAAAGCTATTACAAAGTGGTTCGGACGAAACAAAAAAGAAACACGCCAAATATGTCGATGGGGCAGAAGCTGGTATGTTTTATAATACAGTCACGAAAAAACTGTACAGCGGTGAGAAAGGAATAGAGGTTATACCTGTATTCTATAAAATGACTTACCCAGAGTGGGCACCTTTTGAAAGAAGAGAGGGCAGACCTATCAGTAATGATAGAGGTCCTGAAATTTTAAAAGAGACTACTCAAAACAATAGTAACAAAGATGTGTTGAAAAATGGTAATGAGATTATCAAGACAGCTAATCACTTTGTTATTATAAATGGTGAAAGACCTGAGAAAGCTTTGATGACTATGAAGTCTACTCAGTTAAAAGTCAGCAGAGGATGGAACTCTTTGATGGAAGATCAATTTGAAACAGATCCAAAAACTGGCAAGTCTATTCCAGCACCTATGTTCTCAAGAATATACAGATTAAAATCTGTAGAGAACGCAGGCAGCAACTTTAGTTGGCACGGTTATAATATAGCTATGTTAAAAAAAGTTGATGATATTGCGATTTACCAAATGGCCCGTGATTTTTATAACTCACTGAAAAATGTGCAGCAAAAAACTGCCACAGTTTCAGAGGATAAAGCTAATTACTAGTTTCTAGCTAGGAAAAATGAGGCCGGGGATGGGAGACTGGATCCGGCCTTACAAGGGATCTTTATGGTGAATGAGTTTATAAAATTATTTTCTGGATATGATGGGGACTTTGGTATCGCCGATATGTCCAAAGCCATACTAGACTCTGAAAAAAACAAATTAAAACCTGATTACGAATGGTCTGGTCGACCTGTTACAACAAAAGACTATGAGAATCACATCAACGGAAAGATATCAATAGGTATACAACCTTGTAGATTAGATGGTACTGCACAGTTTGGCTGCATTGATATAGACCCAAAAAATTACAAAGATTTTAACACAGGAAAATATTTAGCACTATTTCAACAATACAAACTTCCAATTGTGCCGCTACTATCAAAAAGTGGTGGACTACATTGTTATTTATTTTTAGAGGAACCAATACCAACAACAGATTTAATAGAGGCACTAAAGTCTTTTCTTCTGCCTCTAGGATTAAAACCTACCACAGAAATTTTTCCAAAGCAGAAAGAACTAAAGAAAGATGACAAAGGCAACGTAAAACCAGGTAACTTCATTAACTTACCATATTATAATAATGGTGACACACAAAGATATGCAGTCGACAAAGATAATAATAAACTTTCATTAGAACAGTTTGTCGGTTTTGCTAACAGATCAAAAACAAATAAAACAAAATTAGATTTTCTAGTTGATGAAACACATAGAAATATTTTGGTTGGTACAAATCCAGAGTTTAATGATGGACCACCTTGTCTAGCTTTATGTTCTAAATCTAAATTAGATGATGGTAGAGATAGATTTATGTACAACTATATGGTCTTTGCAAAAAAGAAATACAAAGATAAATGGGCAGACTTTGTATCAAAAGCAAACTACGAATACTTACAACAACCTTGGGATAAAGCAAAACTAGACAATAAAATAAATGCTTGGACAAAAGATACAGCAGGACACACTTGTTATGAAGATCCAATCAAAGATAACTGTATGCGTAGTCTTTGTTACTCAAGACCATTCGGTGTAAAATCCGATAGTATAAATGTATTTCCAGATATTACAGACTTTCAAATTATACAGTATGAACAACCAGAGTATAGATTTAATGTCGTTATGCCTAACGATGATAAGATAGAAGTTATTATACCTAATCTAAAACTAATGACCACACAAAAAGAAGTCTTAAATTTAATCTGGGAACAGACAGGAATATACTTTGAACCTATTAAACCAAAAGATTGGAGAGCTAAACTAAATGACTGGAGAAAGAATTGTCAGAATATTAAACCACCAGAGGGCACAAGTACGGATGACATATTAGAAAACGAATTGTTTCAATATTGTGTTAACGGACCACAAGCTAGTAAACGAATGCAGATAAGATTAGGATCTTGTTTGACTGAAAATGGTTATCACTACTTTCAATATCAATCTTTTCTAACACATCTAGGTAGCGATTGGAGAATATCCAAAGAAAAAATAGGACAGAAGTTAAAAGAAAAATTTAATGTAGAGTTTAACTACTCACTAAAAGTAGATGGTAAAACAATAAAGGTTTGTAGACTAGAACAGCTGCACGTAGATAAGATTGAATATAAACCAACAGATAGAAAGGCAGATAACTATTAATGTATATATTAAAACAGATTGATGACGCTGCAAATGAATACAAAAAAACACGTGATATTAAATATAAAAATGAATGGTATAGATTAATTAAAAGGTTTTTTGAAATGATTGGAAAGAAGCATTAATGAGATATAAAGTTGTAGGACCACCAGGCACAGGGAAAACTAAAACATTATTAGACAAAGTTAAATTATATTTGGATACCGGTATATCACTAGATAGGATCGGATATTTTGCATTTACAAAGAAAGCATCTGAAGAGGCTAGAGATAGATTTTTAGCATTAAGACCAAACTTAACTAAACAAGATATTAAATATTTTCAAACATTACACTCTTTAGCATTTAATAATTTAGGATTAAGAGAAGAAAATGTAATGGACGAATTAAATTATAAGGTTATTGGTGAAACATCTGGCATACAGATTAATTATGCATTTTACGAAAACAATGCTTGGAATGGTGTGTTTACATCCGACAGTGAGTATTTAACATTAATTAATTTAGCAAGAGTAAAAAGAATTAAACCACTAGAACAATTAGATCTTAACGAACATCTAGGCAAAGTAGAAAGAAACAAATTAGAAGCAATAGACATAGCTATTAATGAATATAAAAAAGTTTACGAATTAATAGATTTTACAGATATGTTAGAAAAATTTTTAGAGCAAGGCAACATACAAAATAAATTAGATGTAATATTTATAGATGAAGCACAAGATCTATCAAAAATACAGTGGGATATGATAGAAAAAATAGAAAAAGATAATGGTTGTGATGTTTGGGTAGCTGGCGATGATGACCAAGCTATATTTGGCTGGGCAGGGGCTGATGTAGAAAGTTTTATTGACTGGGATGCAACAGAGATGCCATTAAAACAATCAGAAAGAGTTCCAAGTATTATACAACAAAAAGCGTTATCAGTAATATCTAGGGTGGATAATAGACTAGACAAAGATTATTTACCAAAGAAAGAACCAGGACAGCTGTTTGAAGTATTTAATTTTTCACAAATAGATATGTCAAAAGATGATTGGTTAATACTCGCAAGAACAAATCCTTTACTAAAAGCCATACCTGTAATTTTAAAAAAGAAAGGTTTGTTTTTTGAAACTAAAGACGGACAAAGCATCTCTAAAAAATTTTATGATGACATTTTAAACTGGGATAAATTTAGAAAAGGTGAAAAGATAGCAGAAGTGCAACAACAAAGATTATTAGAAAAAATAAAAGGTAAACCTAATTTATCTTTACAATGGTTTGATGCTTTTACAAATGTATCACAAGCAAAAATAGATTATGTGCAGGCAATGCTAGATAACGATGAAAAACTAAATCAAGAACCAAGAATAAAAATTTCTACGATACACAGTGCAAAAGGTGGTGAAGCCACAAACGTAGTTTTATTTTTAAATCAAACGATAAACACTATGAGAGCAACAAAGAAATCTATATCAAAACAAGATGAAGAGTATAGAGTTTGGTATGTTGGCGTAACGAGAACAATACAAAACTTGTATTTGATTAAGTGTAAAAACAAACAGAAGGAGTTTATAATATGAGTAAAGTATGGAACAAGCAGCACGGGGGGAGTCACTATCAAAAGTATGTCATTCAGCCAAGCAAGTTTGTAGTTGAGAACAAGTTGTTATACCCGGAAGGATGTGCTATAAAATACATAATCAGACATCAGGATAAGGGAAAGAAACAAGATTTATTGAAAGCAATACATTTTATAGAAATGATAATTGAAAGAGATTACAAATGATATTTAAAGCTCAAACAGAGTGGGTCAAACCCACAGAGTTTCCAGATCTTCGACACTGTGATGAGATAGTTATAGATTTAGAAACCCACGATCCGGATTTAAAAAAATTAGGCACAGGGTCTATAGTTGGTAGAGGTAAAGTAGTTGGAATAGCGATTGCTACAGATGGCTACTCTGAATACTTTCCATTTGACCACGAAGGTGGTGGTAATCTTGACAAAGATTTAGTGATGAAATGGTTTAAAGATATTTGTGAATCAACAGCAGATAAAATATTTCACAATGCAATGTATGATGTGTGTTGGATTAGAGCTATGGGTTTTAAATTAAATGGTAGAATCTATGACACAATGATAGCTGCATCATTAGTCAACGAAAACAGATATAGATACGATCTTAATAGTTTAGGTTGGGATTACGTTGGCCAAGGTAAGAATGAAACAGAATTAAACAACGCAGCACAAGAATGGGGTGTAGATCCCAAAGCAGATATGTGGAAATTACCCGCACTATACGTAGGTAATTATGCAAAAAGGGATGCAGAGTTGACCTATTCTTTATGGAGAGTGATGCAAAAAGAATTAAGCGACCAGGATCTGGGATCTATCTTTGATTTAGAAACTGATTTGTTTCCGTGTCTAGTTGATATGAGATTTAAAGGGGTGCGTGTCGATACCGAATCCGCTCATAAATTGAAACAAAAATTAAGTACAGAAGAAAAACAATTATTATTAGAAGTAACAAAAGAGACAGGAGTAGAATGTCAAATATGGGCAGCAAGATCGATTGCCAAAGTTTTTGACAAACTAAATTTACCTTACGAAAGAACTGCAAAAACACAGGCACCATCCTTTACTAAAAACTTTTTGTCTAATCATACACATCCTCTTGTTAAAAACATAGCAAAAGCTAGAGAGATAAACAAGGCACACACAACTTTTATTGATACAATAATAAAATATGAACATAAAGGTAGGATACACGCGGATATTAATCAGATAAGATCTGACCAGGGTGGCACTGTCACTGGTAGATTTTCATATTCTAATCCTAACCTACAACAGATTCCTGCTCGTAATAAAGACCTCGGTCCACTGATTCGATCCCTATTTTTACCAGAGTCAGGTTGCGAGTGGGGATGCTTTGATTATAGTCAACAAGAACCAAGACTTGTAGTTCACTATGCATCTCTAGACCAAGACACCAGTGTATTTGGTGTTAAAGAAGCCTACGATGAAGGTGATGCAGACTTTCATACTATCGTAGCAAAAATGGCAAACATACCAAGGACAGCTGCGAAGACAATCAATTTGGGTCTTTTTTATGGTATGGGTAAAGCAAAGCTACAAGCAGAGCTAGGTGTCAGTAAAGATAAAGCAGAAGAACTATTTAATGTTTATCATAGCAGAGTGCCGTTTGTTAAATCACTTATGAGCTCCGTTTCTAACAGAGCACAACGAAGGGGTCAGATAAGAACATTGTTAGGTAGATTATGTCGGTTTCATCTATGGGAACCAAATCAGTTTGGTATACACAAGGCTTTACCATTCGATGAAGCTAGAACAGAGTATGGCCCGGGAATAAAAAGAGCATATACATACAAAGCTCTTAATAAATTAATTCAAGGATCTGCAGCTGATATGACAAAAAAATCTATGTTAGATTTATATAAAGAGGGAATTGTCGCACATATACAAATACACGATGAGTTAGATATTTCTATTGAGTCACCGCAGCAAGCTAAAAAAATTGTTGAGATTATGGAGAATGCTGTTAAATTGGAAATCCCTAACAAAGTTGATTATGAATCTGGTAAGAATTGGGGAACAATAAATGATTAACTATGGCATATTTAAACGCAAACATACCACCGGAGTACGCACAAATCAGAAGAGAATATCTTTATGATCTTAAAAAACATCACGGTGAAGTTGAGGACTGTATTATCTTTGGTATCAGTGCGATCACGGGTAAGTCAATTCTTTGGCACGCGATTATGGAAAACGGTGCAATCTTTTACCGTCTACCGATTACTGCGTTTATTCAAAGAGGTTTTAAAGCAAAAGACGTTCCTAAACGTAGACTTGATGAGTTACAGTTATGGAACTGTTTTAGTTATTATCCTTCTGTTCATTCTTGGGATATCCTAGAATCTCAAGCCGGCAAATACATAGGAAAAGACAAGAAATGGCATCCAGGTAAATATTTATTTACTGTTGACTTTGCTCATCCTGAAGCTAATATATTAGACACGGATCATTCAGAGATACCGCACGAGCACAAATGTGCTCACATCATAGCCCTCGACGATGGGAACTATGCAGCACAACCTAACAATAGATGCATTTGGGATATACCTTCATTTACAGTGAAAGATAATACCCCAGATTGGAAAGTGCAAACTTCTGAGTGGAACGTAGAAAATACTAGTAAATGGAGAACCGAAGATACGGATAACTTCTTTTACGAAATAGAGGAGAAGAAAAATGATTAAAAAAGTTTGGGAAAAAATTAAAAAAATTTGGGAAAATATAATCAGTAAATTCTGGGTAAACTAAAATGAAAAGACTATATGCCCTTTTAGGGGCGTGTCTTTTCACGAGCTTGGTGTATGCAGATACGACTCAAAATAATACAAGCGGATCGAATACTTCGATAACGGGTGGCTATACTAATGCTACAACGTACGAATCAGGGTCTAGCTCTGCCTCTACAACAACGAACAACTCAACATCAAACATAAAATCAGCACCTCCAACTGCATCTGCACCAAACGTTGGAGCAGGTGGTATGGATATTTGTGCTGTGGGTGTATCAGCTGGTGTTCAAACTTTTGGTTTAGGTATATCAGGTGGCAAACATTTTAGAGATAAAAATTGTGAAAGAATAAAATTAGCAAGAGAATTATCAAACCAAGGTATGAAAGTAGCAGCTGTAAGTATGCTTTGTCAGGATGAAAGAGTTTTTCAAGCTATGCATCACGCAGGAACACCTTGTCCGTTTGAAGGTGAGATAGGTTCTAAAGCAACAGAAGCTTGGCAAAAATATGACAAATTAAGACCTGACTATGATCTATATGTAAAAGAATTAAAAATTATAGAGGAGGCAAATGCTAAAGCTAACGCTATCATTATTGATCCTGTTATCGATAACACTAAAAAGTAATTCTGAAGAAGCAACATCAGGTAATCTATTACCCAACGCAGGCACAGGGCAAACTAATCTACAAAACTCTAGTGGATCTGTTGATGGTTTTAACAGCACTAGTAACTGGACAATGTCTGGTACAACATATTATCCAAACGAGATAGAGGCAACAGGGACCGGGACTGTATCTGCAAACGGATCTTTATCTAATATCACAACAGAAAAACAAAACGGTGGTCAGTTTACAACAACGGCAAATAGTTTAGATGGAGGTGTAAGACTAAACTCTACAACAGAGATACAAAACTGTGAGTGGGTAGGATCTGCTCATCAATGTGGTCAAGCATCTTCTGGTGGTGGACAAAGAGATAGTTATTCAACAACAGTAAAAATATTAGATGAATCCAACAATGTATTAAATAGCACAACACAAAACAGAAATAATGATGCTGGATATTATGGTAATACTTTTACATACACAGATACAGTAATTCATAATGGCATAGGAGCAAGAAACTGGAGTTGGGAGTGGCAAGGAATAGATGGTGGAGATACCAGCTCTACAGCAGCCATAGGACCCAATTTGGTCGGTGCAGAACTTAGAGCAACACTATTAGATATTAACTACACACCATTACCACCTGCTATACAAACAGAAATAACAGAAGTGTTTCAAGAATTATTTACAGAGTTTGAAGAAATAGAACAAATTGTAGCGTTAGAATTTGAAAAAGAAATAAAGTTTGAAGAAGAATTTACCTTTGAGGAAGAGATAGAAATAGAAGAAACATTTGAAATGTTTGAAATGATAGAGATGTTACCACCTCCACCTATGGAAGAAGGACCCAAAATGGCCAAGTTAGAAATGTTGGAAACATTTGAAGAGTTTGAAGAGTTAAAAGAAGAGATGCCAATGGAGATAGTAGAAGAGTTTGAAGAATTCATAGAAGAAAAAGAAGAGACTACTATGGAAATAGTAGAAGAGTTTGAAGAGATAAAAGAAGAGAAAAAAGAAAAACCCATAATGAACAAACCAATGGAGATGGCAACGAATGAAGAAAAAGAAGAAGAGCAACCAGAAGAGATTGCAGAAGAATCCAGTAGCGAGGAGCCTACTGAAACAGCCAAAGCTGAGACAGAGAGTAGAACCGAACAAAAAGAAAAGATACGTGAGGCTAAAGCGGATGCTAGACTTATTAAAACTTTAGATAAAATTGATGAAAAGATTAAAGAAGTAGGTAAAAATTTGCAAGCTAAAAATTTTATAAAAATAAATGCAATGATGGACAATTCTATTCTATTAACTTACAATGTTCCGTTTTATAAAGAAGATAAAATTTACGAGAACCAACTTAATATCTTTGACAATCGAATAATCTACACAAAAAACCTTGCAGAATACCAACAAAATGACCCTATTTTTACGCAACAAAACGAGATTAATAGTATTAGACTTGAAAAACAAAAATTGATAAGAGAGATAGAGGTACTAAAAAATGGGTAAAATAAAAGAACAATTGGCAGGAGTCGCTGCTTTGATTGGTGTCCTTGGTGCAATAGGCGCTGGGTTTATTAAATATGGTGAAGTAATGTCTAAGTTAGACAGTATGGAAGCATTTAATCCAGATCCTATTATCCAAACTTTAGGTGAAAATAAAAAGGACATTGCGGTTTTAGAAAAAACAATTCAAGTATTAGAATTAGAAATACAAGAACTAAAAGCAAGTAGCAAGAATCCACTAGCAAACTAATGGCACTCAAAATATCAGAATCCGCTTCTGTGCAGATGCCAATGAAGACGGTTGCCAGTTTGATCGCGATGGTCGCCATCGGGACCTGGGCTTATTTTGGCCTACACGAAACGCTCAATCAACACTCAACAAAAATAGAATTAATGCAAAAGGATTTAGAGGCTAACTCAGAGTTTAGAATTAAATATCCAAGAGGTGAGTTAGGTCAATCAGCTGGAGAACTTTTTATGATTGTAGAACACGTTAGTGGTTTATTAGAAGACGTAGAAGCAGAGATTAAGGGTATGAGAAACAATGCTGTTAACATAGAATTTTTAAAGAAAAGAACTGAAAAATTAACTGAAGACGTGGAGAAAATAATTAGAAACGGGAACGGTCATCAATGATAGAAACTGTATTTGCACTAATCTTAACTTTAAACGGTTCAATGATAGAGCACACATATAAAACTTCGTTAAGCGATTGTTTGAAATCTAAACGCCTGGCTCAAAACGAGGTAAATCCTGAAAGAGTTGTATTTACTTGTAAAAAAGTAAAAGCTCAAACAGAGGTATATATGAACCGAAAAAAGATTGTTAAAATATTACCGTAATGGAACCCATTTGTTATATATTTATTATGCTATGGTTAATGGGAATATCTGAGTAATGGAGCCATTTTTTCCCATAAATACTATTATAGCTTTTATATTGCTTTGTGTTGTAATTTATGTAGGGTTAAAC